CAGATGTACCTGGATCACTACCAGAACCTCTTTTTAACTTAATTGTGTTTGCCATTGGTTAGCCCTCCTGATGTTTAGTTTTTAGTATGATCCTCCATCTATGTTGAAACTAGAGGCACTTTCATCTTCTAAAAATGTAACCACATCAGATAATGCAACCTGTTTCATCGTTCCATTATCGTTTAAAACTACTCTATCTGAATTTATAATAGCTTGAGCACCTCTATATATATCAGTATTTAAAGGTCCTAAACCTCTAAGGGAACCTCTTGCATCACTTGCAGGGAATAATGGTATCATATGATCTGAGGTCAAATAAATAGAAGTACGGTCATCATTTATATCTTCTACTCTAGGAGTATATCCGTCTTCAGTAAAATCTTTTACAAATTGAGGTCCTTTAGCTTCCTTTTGACCGTTTCTAATAATAGTAAGAGGTTTACCGTTGTTTTCATCATTTACTAATAATTGTTGATTAGCTCTTACTCCAGTCATTCTTATAGACTGGCCATGTCTACCTTCTATTAATACATCTCCCATAAAGGGAAGCATAGGGTAAATATCTCCTCTTTCTACTACTCCTGGCCCTGGGTTTGGATCTCCTTCTCTTAATCCTGGATCTGGATGAGCGTTATAATGAGGGTGATTCCATATAGCTAATGAAGAGCCATAATATATTTTTGAAGTATCAGCTGAGTCTACTACATCTTGTGCTTTAGGTCCTACGAAAAGTTGTACTACTTCTCCTGCTAAAGGAAAAGACATAATGTTACGGTCTATAGGATATGCTAAATCTAAAGATCTTAAGTCACTTTCTTTACCTGAAGAGTCTAGTAGTCTATATCTTATAGCTCCTATATCTCCATAGTTTCTAAAAAAAGGGTGAGATTCGTCTACAATTACATCTACAACTCTAGCTACTGATGCTAAAATCTTATTATCTGACATATTATTCCTCTTGTTTAGGTTCTTCTTTTACCTCATTTTCTATTTCTTGAGTTTCTTCTAGTAGATCTTGAAGTTCAGAGAAGTCAAACATATCACTACCGTCCCCTTTAGATTGTGCTGTTTCTATACGCTGTATGATAGTCGCTAATTTAATTAACGCTTCATCATTCTTTACACCTATCTCCATATACTCTTTTATCATAGGGACTATAAGAGTAGCATCTCCTATATTTTCGATTAAAGGTTTAAGTTCTCCTATGAGAGCTTTTACTTGTGCTCTTGTACTAGTAGAGTTATCGTGTATTTCGCCAAAGAGGTCAGATAGAGTCTTTCCGTTAAATATTTCTTTATCTAAGCTCATGATATTTTAATTATAAATAGTAACTTACTTATTATTTAAGTTAGGTACTAATACTCCGCTTTCATATAATTTTAAATAACCTTCGTAAAACTCTTTTTTTAAGGTAGATATAACTCTTGTAAGTTGAGGAGTTTCGCAGTCTGTCATTTCTCTTATGTAAATATAAAGAGCTTTCTTTTTAAATATTTCTAAATCACTTCTTTTTTTAAATATAGTTAGTATGGCATCAGCTATTTTTATTTCTGAATCTTTAAAGAATAATTCATCTAATTTATCATATGTTTCATCAACCCAGATATCAATATAATTACCTAAAGATATAGCATCGTCATAATCTAGCTTATGTTCTCCTACTATCATATAAGAAGGTACGTTTAAAGCAAAGCTATCTGGTGTAGATTCAGTTTGAGTAAGTTTTTTATAATTTTTATTATTGTAGTTTATTAACCATCTTTTAACTATAGTACCAAAATAAGAGTATGCTTTAGCTCCATTAGTAGGATCAAACTTCATTATCTTCTCTTCTAATAAAACCGTTACTACTTCATGCTTAAGATCTTCAATTTGCTCTACATCAGTATAGTAGAACTTAAAAGTATGAATAATGTTCTCAGCTAGCTTATAGAAGGGCAGGTAAATATGTTCTGTAAATATCTTATTACGGTAATCTACGTCTGTTGAATTATTATACTTAACTATATAGTCTTCAGTCTCTTTAGTAAAATAATTAGCTTTGGATTTCTTCCTTGCCATATGTTGAGGGGAGCTTGAACTTATTAAGCTCGTCTTGTACTGCTTTCAAATTATTAAAAAACGTACCTACTTCGTCGTCTGACTGAAAGACCCCTCGTTCGTCAAGTTTTTTTAGGTACTTATCACTGTCTTCTACTAAAGTATCAAGATTTTGAAGGTATTTTGTTTGATCTTCTATAATATCTTCGTATAACTCTACTTTTTTAAGAAGGTTATTAATAATATAAACAAGAATAATTAGAATGGCAACTAAAAATACAATTATTCCGGAAAAAAGTATTGGATTAATGGTCATTTATAGGTTTTTTAACATATTACTGAGTCCTTGTGATGCATTTACACGCTTACCTGTAGAGGTTTTTGTCTTTTGTGTTTTTGCCATAGTATTACCACCGTTCCTCTTCCAAATATCATATTCAACCTTAGAAGCAAGGAAGTCGGCACTGTGAAGTACACTAACTATTGAAGTTTTCTGTCTAGAACTCTCTTGATGACTAAAAAAGTATGCTTCATTAGCTTTATCAAACACTCCATCGTGTAGTCTTATACCTAACCACTCTTTCTGACTTACCTTTAACCCGAACTTCTGTAGTATGTACAGTGATCTATCAGGAATAAGCATAAAATCTAAGTCTGAGTTATAAGTATACATCTCCGATAGTTTATCCTGACGCCATTTATCGGTCTGAGGTTGATAGTTTTCTTTATCTCCATCACCTAGCTTACCTAAATCATGGAATAAAGCGGCAAAGACAAGTTCTTCTTCGGTGTAATCTACTGTTCCACCCATCTCTTGATATAACCTAGACTGTTTCACCGCATATTCCACAACTCTATTAACATGATCGACATAACCTCCTGCAAAAGCATTATGATGCCAAGTTTTACCACTGGCAGGAGCCATTACGTAAGTTTCTTCCATGTGATTAATCATAGATTTAATTGAATCTTTACGGTCTCCTATGTAAGTATCTACTATTTTAAGATGCTTCTCGTAATTTTTTTGTATTTGTTCCGCCGATAATGACATATTTTGTTATTTTATTAATAATTTATATATATTTATATATTCTATATTATCATTAATTATATCTATATATATTTTATATATAATATTGTTAAGATAATAATAATTTTTCTAAAAAGCAACTAAATTAACTGTTTTTTGTTAGGAAATTTTTTCGTATAAGTCCAATATCTGTTTTCAAAAATGACCCTACTCGGTAAAAGTTCATCTACCGCTCTTATAACTCCGGGCCATCCGTTTATATAATCATCACCTATTAGAGCTCCTCCTACTTTTACCTTAGGTAACCATACTAGTATATCGTTTTTGACTGATTTATAGTGATGTACCATATCGATTATAACTAAATCTATAGAATTATCTTTGAATTGAGTAGAAACCTCTGTTGCATCTCCTTTGAGTGGTGTATAACGCCTTCCTTGCATATTTTCTTCAAACTTTTGATAAAAATCTTCTTTTTTCTTATCATTAGTCCATAAATCTACTATATAAACGGAATGTGAATAATCTGCTTCATCGCATAAAAATGCTGAAGATCTTCCAAATTTAGCTCCACATTCAACTATAGTACCTCCTATGGGTACCTGATTAATAAAATGACGATAAGTACTTACTCCTGCATCGTCAAACCAACCATCTATGTCTAAAAAATGCTTCAAAAGGGAAAATGGGCGTATTGTTTAAGTAAAAGCGTTAGCTCGCCGCGCGAAACGCGCAAGTTGTCCCGCGATTTATTCATAACTTTGTTCATTTGATTCCATTTTATATGGATCTCCTATACGTTTTACAACGGATTTAGCTTCTTGAACAGAGATATTAAAGAACTCTTTCTTTTTATTTAGTCTAAAACCGTTTCTCTCAAGATATCTATGGACTTGTTTCTCTACATCATGTGCATTAAAACATGGAAAAGCCCATTCAACTACGAAATCGACAGCCACTCCCGTGGCAGCGTTAATTTGTTTTACCCTATCAGTAGGTTTATTTTTAGTAAAGCCTATCTTACATAGACCGGGCATTGTAGGATTAGTTAGTACATATACCCATTGACAGCCGGTCATACCTTTTGGTATCTGGATCTCTTTAGGTCTATTAGTATAATATGTAACGTCTTCCCATCCTTCGCCTTTAGTACTGGGAGTAAGAGTAAAGTACGTAGCTTCAGTATCGGTTTGATCTTCAGAGACTTTGATTAAACCTTGAGCGTATTCTTCAGTAATTCTTTTTAGTGCCATTTTATAACCTTTATTTACTATAATATAAGAAAAAATTAGTAACTATGCAACTACTTCTATTTCTTTTTCTAATAGATCTTGGTATTTTTTTATAGTAGCACATTTTTCATACTCCTCTCTTCTTTCAAAGTAATAAAGTAAAACGTTAAGACCATTAAATACTTCGTCCTTTTCAAAAGATTTAGCTATAGTATACTTGGTTTCAAACTTATCACTATCTATTCTATTAAGATATCCGAATAGTTTATTATAAAACTGATTTCTAACGTTAAATCTAACGTCTCTATACTGTTTACCAAAATGCTTTAAATGCATTAGATCCATAGTATGGTAGTTTTCAATACCTCTGAGAACCATACCCATAAGCACAAAAGGATTATCTAAAAGCTCCTCCATGTTATGCTCTTTGTAAATCTCTTCATCTCCTTTTTCAAAGATAGAGAATAGTGTATGTGGGTTTAAAGGTTGCATCTAAATATAAATATTCGTATATTATAGTATATGAACTAAAAACCCATATACCTAAAAATTTTCCGAATTTTTTTCCCCAAGTATTCGTTGGAAAGTACCAAAAAAGTTCATATATTATTAGTATAATAAAATTCTATATGTTCAATAATGAATTCGTTATCGCTCTATTAAGTTTTACCATAGTAATGGTGATATTTAATTTAGTCAAAGATATGTTTCTGATCCCATATCTAAAAGTAACAGATAAAAACACTATAGATAAGATAAATAAAAGATGGTATATCAGCTTCTTTGTAGGTACTATTATACTTTATCTTATATATGGAAGAGCAGGACCATAATTATTAGTATGAATAAGGTACTAGATTATCTCGTGTTGGTTTTACTTATAATGTTATTCTTATGGATATCAACTACTTAACAATATATAAATATATATTACTATATACCTAAAATCTAGCATCTCGTTGCTAATAGGTATAGCAAAATCACGCAGACTACCAACCCCTTAGGGAACTATACTGTCAATGT